ACGACAATTAGGGAGTGCGCACCCCGACCGTAAACAGAAGTTGTAAACGTGGGTTCGAACCCCACCTCGGTTACAAATGGCATTTCATCACACCACCGCGATAAAGCGCATCAGGCGGATGACTGCACGCAAGAAAGTCATCCAAGGCGGAACGAGCGCGGGCAAGACCTACGCGATCCTCGCAGTGCTGATCCACATAGCAGCCAAAGCCAAGACCGAAATCAGCGTTGTGTCTGAATCAGTGCCGCACCTGCGGCGTGGTGCAATCAAGGACTTCGCCAAGGTGATGCAGTGGACTGGAAGATGGGCACCCGACCGATGGAACAAAACCCTGCTGACGTACAACTTCGCCAACGGAAGCACCATCGAGTTTTTTAGCGCAGATAGCGAGGGAAGGCTACGCGGTGCAAGGCGGCAGGTGCTGTACATAAACGAAGCGAACAACATCGACTTTGAATCGTACTACCAACTGGCAATCCGCACAAGCGAAGCGATATACATCGACTACAACCCAACGCACGAGTTCTGGGCGCACACGGAGGTGCTACGCGAGGATGATGCTGACCTGCTGGTGCTGACCTTCCGCGACAACGAAGCACTTCCTGACACGATCCGCAAGGACATCGAGATGGCGGAGGTGAAGGCCGCGACATCACCGTACTGGGCTAACTGGTGGAAGGTGTACGGTCTCGGGCAAGTCGGCAGTGTTCAGGGCGTAATATTCAGCAACTGGACGCAGGTGGATGAGATTAACTACACGACATCCAAACTGGTCGCGCTTGGCCTTGACTGGGGGTACACCAACGACCCGACCGCACTGGTGGCGGTGTACAGGTCAGGCGACACGCTGACCCTTCACGAACTGCTGTACGCCAACAACCTGACGAACCAAGACATCGCGACCAAGTTGCGCGAGTTCGGCATCAACCGGGCGTGGGAGATTGTCGCGGATAGTGCTGAGCCGAAAAGCATCGAGGAGGTGCATCGCCTTGGCTTCAACATCAAGCCAGCGCAGAAGGGGCAGGACAGCATTCGCAATTCCATCGACATCCTGCACAGGTTCACGCTTCAAGTGACCAAGACCAGCACCAACCTAATCAAGGAACTACGCAACTACACTTGGGATACTGACCGCACTGGTGCATCGTTGGGAGTGCCGATCGACAAATACAACCACGCCATCGATGCGGTGCGTTATGTTGCGCTGAACAAGCTGTCTGCAAGCGCAGGAGGCAAGTATGTAATTATGTAACTTTGTGGGATGCACCAATACCTACAACTGATAACACAAAAGCCAACAGCGTGGCTTGGTCACGGAGCGTTTGCGATTAATTTGGTCAATTTGTTAAAGCCGAAGATGACCGTTGACTTAGGTGTTGATTACGGCTATTCAACCTTCTGCTTTGCTTATCCGCAGATTGGCAAGGTCGTCGGCATCGACTGCTTTGAGGGTGACGTTCACGCAGGTCAGCGTTCAACCTACGACCACGTTATTAAACTGCGCGACCATTTCAAGAAGTACTGGAATCAAACCAACGTGCGATTTGTCAAAGGCTATTTTGAAGATGTGGCGCAGAATTGGGAAAAGCCTATCGACATTTTGCACATTGACGGCTTGCACACCTATGAAGCGGTCAAACAGGACTTTACTACTTGGTCAAAATTCCTGCAACCCAACGGCGTTATTTTGATGCATGACACCGTTAGCTTTCCGAATGACGTGGGTAGGTTCTTTGATGAGCTGCCCGCTTACAAGTTCAACTTTCAGCACACGCACGGCTTAGGTGTTTGGACTGCAAGCGAGGAAACCTTTGAGCGCATTAAACCTTTGTTGATTGAGTGATGAAACTACTAAACCGCTTGACCGTTGCGCAGTTCCAAGAGCTGAACGCGATCGATCCTGAAACAGGGAACCTCCGCAAGAAGGTAAACACTGTCTGCATCGTAGACGCAATTGAGCAGTCGGTTGTCGAAGGATGGACGATTGAACAGCTAAACGCAAGGGCGGCAGTCATTGACGAGGAGTGCGGTGCGCTGTCGATGCTACCTGCCAAGCGGGTGGTTCGCATTGGCACCAAGCGATACAGGATGGAGTGGTTCATTGACCAAATGAGCGCAGGGCAGATGATGGAATTGCTAAACTATCAGCTGACCAGCGATAGGGAGGTAGTGGCCAATCTGCACCTGTTGCTCGCCAGCCTGACGCGTGAGGTGACGTGGTACGGCAAGACGTTGCCTTATGATGGCGGCAAACACGCGGACAGGGCGGAGGCGATGAAGAAGGCGAAGATGGCTGACGTGTGGGGGTTTGCCTGTTTTTTTTTGCGTCATTCAGAGCCTTTATTGAAGATTATGCAGACCTATTTCGTGGAGGCGAAGAAGAAGACAGCGGGCAAGGCGTAGCCAAACCCGACTACGGATGGCTGGGCGTTGCGTATGTGCTGATAGCGAAGCGCGACCCTTTGAAGATGGATGCGGTGTTTGCGATGCCAGCACGGCAGTTTATGAATTACGTTCGATTGGCAAAAGACCTGCAATAGCACACATTTGGGGGCAGTGGTATTTATAGCTGATGAAGTTCGATGTAAACCTAACCAGCCAGCTTTCCAGCAAGGGTTCGGACGTTACCGAAAGCGTAAGCCTGACCGATAGCAAGGATGTAAAGAGCGCAGTACTACGGTGGCTTAATGACGCGATTGATGCGATGAATAAAGCAGTGGATAGGTACGATGCTACCGCCACGCTAAACCTTCGCCAGTCGTTCCGCGCTTCCGACTTCCGACTTGATGGGCAGGCGTTGAAGATTGACCTTGAAGGTGCGGAGTATTGGGCCTATGTGAACTACGGCGTTGATGGCGTGCAGAACAAGCGCGGCAGGCCGTTCAGTTTCCGCTACATCAGGCCCAGCAAGCGACACGTGGCGGCAATCCGCAAGTGGGCGATTGACAAGGCGTTGGGCATCCCGAAGGAGGAGATTGACGAGGCCGCGTACAACATAGCGCGCGCCATCAAGAGGCGAGGCATTGAGCCACGACCATTCTACACGGATACGATGACCGACAAGCGGGTAAACGAATTAACCGTGACCATTGCCGACATCACAGGGCAAAAGATTAGCCTGCGCCTACTTTCCGAATTTGGCAAACAAACAGCAACCAGACGATGAGCATAACGATTGTATCTTCCCTTCCCGCCTTACTTCCTGTCGGCAATTCTGACGTAGTGGTGGTCAGCAGTGACCTAACCGCATCGGCAAACTTTCGCTACATCTGCGATGTGAGTGGAAGCACTGCAAGCGCACGATTGAAGTGCGACAAACTGCCAACCACGAGCTTCGGATTCTTTGGAGTTAGCAAGGTTGTTGAAACGCTGATATTACCCGCAGTTCCGCAAACCACAAGCGGATGGCAGTCAGGCGGCTATGCGGTCAAGGCAAACCTGACCTTTCGCGAGGAGTACGGTTCACCGCCAACAGTGGCGACAGGAACAACAACAGGTTCAGTCATCGCGTGGCAGGCGGCGTTCAGGCAACAAGATTACAACACAGCCATTGCCGCGCCAACGACTTACTATGCGGCAACGGTGAGCGGTGACGCTGTGGCATTGAAGGTGGTGAGCAATAGGCCAGTAAGTAGCACGCTGACCAGCGGAAGCAATGACTTCCTGTCGATGGTTGTTGATTCAGCCGTGACAGGTGTTGCCCTTCGCGTCACCTACGACAGCGGGGCAACGAGGTCGCCATTCTTGGTCACAGGAACGGTGAGCGGACTTGCGCCTTTGATTAACGCAGGGCCGAGAGGGTTGTACAATTTAACCAGTGCGCAGTGCAGTGATGGCAGCGCAGGTTCAGTCAACTTCCCGACGCAGGGAGGCACAATAGCAGTGCAAATGACCGCCAACATAGCGGGCGGGATTACATCCGCATTCAGCCGCACAAAGGCATACACCTACACCATCGACAACTGCGAGAGGTACGACCAACTGCGTGTTTACTTCCGCAATATGTACGGCGGAGTGGATGGCTACACGTTTACAAAAAAGAACCGACAATCGGTAAATGTAAACCGACAAACCTACGGCTACAACAACAGCGTGTACGGCGATGACCAATTTGACAAGCAGTGGAGCGTCACCTACCGCGATACCTACAACCTACAAAGCGATTGGCTATCGGATGCGCAGTTCAGTTGGCTTCAAGAGATGATTTACAGCCCTGAATGCTGGATTGAGTTGTCAGGTGCGCTCGTCCCTGTGGTGGTGCAGACAAACACCTTCGCAATTATGAAGCGCATCAATGACCGATTGCAGGCCATCACGGTGGATGTTCAGGTAGGCTACGAAAATACCGCGCTATGATGACCAAATTCGTTTGCTATCCTGACGCGGATAACCCAACGGTAGGCTATGACCTTGACCTGTCGCAGGACACCGACATCGCTATCACGTTCAGCGTTCAGGACTTGGCCGACATCACCAAGCGGCGCGGAGCGTTCAGCAAGACCATCGCCTTGCCATCCAGCAAAGGCAATGACATCGCCTTCCGCTATGCGTACAACGTGCAATCCTTCGTGGGTGGGTTTACGCCAAACAAGCAGGTAAAATGCGCGCTTTGGAATGATGGGGTGCAGGTATTTCGTGGCACAATGCAGATGCTATCAATGTCGGTAACGCGAGGGGTCGCAACCTACGAAGTGGGCATTTACGGCGAGGAGGTGAGCCTGTTCAAGGCAATGGAAGGCGTGAAGCTCGTGGACACGGTTGGCGTGACAGGTATGAACCACACCTTTACCGAATCGCTGGTGACAGGCAGTTGGGATGACACGTTTAACGATGCAAGCGGGTTTGTGTATGGTGCGGTTGATGCATTAGGATTGCCGCACTGCTTTAATGTTCCCAACAATTATCTGGGTGGCGTAATTGCTAATGCTTACCGCAGTTTGTTTCGCCTTGTGCCGATTGAAATTATGCGACCGAACATTTGGGTCAAGAAAATGATTGACCTAATTTTTGCACAACACGGCTACCGCTACGAATCCACCTTCTTTCAAAGCACGGAATTTGAGCGGCTTGTGCTTCCGTATGCGGGCGAGCCATTTACGCAGGCAAGTGGTGAAAACAACTGCTACGTTCAGGCTTCGGGTTACGTTTCGGATTCGCCTTGGACTTATACGGTGCTTTATGACAATGACTCTTCGCCGTTTACAAACGTAGGTGATGGCAAGATGGATATGGGAACAGGCGTGTACACGGCGGCAAGTGGATATTCAGGCAGGTACAATCTTGGCTTTTCTTTTGTATTCAACTACCTTTCCATTGGATTCACATACGACTGGGCGATTCAGGATAGCGGTGGTACAGTGCTGAAAGATGTGCGCGGTAGGTCTATTCAAGAAACAGGCATTAACGACCCAATATTGATTCGCAACTATTCCATTTTGTTGGCGGCCAACGATACATTAAAATTGGTCATTACGACAAACAATGGCGGCATTGAACTGATGGACAATGGCACTATTCAAATCAACCTTGTTCAGCGCATCGGCTTAAATGGTGCGGCTATCGATATGCGCACGGCATTACCCGCCGACACCTTGCAGATTGACCTGCTCAGCGACCTGCAAAAAATGTTCAATTTGTACTTCTACCAATCACCGCTTGACCCAACGCTAATTTACATCGAGCCGTTTAACGAGTTCTATACCAGCGGCGTGGTGGATTGGTCGCAGAAAAGCGATGAGGCGCAAGAGATGCAGATAACGATGGGCGACCCTGAACTTCGCAAGCAGTTCACCTTCGCATATCGCGATGGGGGTGAGGCATTGGCCAAAAGCTATCAAGCGACTTGGCAGGAAGGCTATGGTTGCAGGATTTACGACACGGACAACTTTTACGGACAAGGTGAACAGCGGATTGAAACCAAGTGCGCGACGGTCATTCCTGCGCAATATCAAACCAATATCGTACTTGGCCGCACCTTTGACGTTGAAACCGATGGCACGTTAAGGCCGATGAAAACAGGCTATCGGATAGCACAGTACAACTACATTGAAATGACACCTGCGCCGAGTGGGTCAACGCAAGATTGGTTCTATCTGCAAAACATAACGCAGGTATCTTCGCAAGTTTCAGGCACTTTCCTTCCCTACATCGGCCACGTTGACAATCCTTATGACCCACAACAGGACTTGGCATTTGGAATGCCGAAGCAGATTTACTGGGCGTTACCCGATGGTCAGGGCGGATATACGCCATACACAAATAACAACTTGTTCAACGGCTATTGGAAGACCTACATCGAGGAGATTGCAAGCAAGGAAGCGATGACCGTACAGGCCACCTTCTTGCTCACGGTTACCGACATCGCGGCACTTGACTTCCGCATCCCTGTCTACTGGCACGGCGTTAAGTGGCGGTTATTAGAAATTAGCGACTATCGGGTCGGTCAAAATGTGATGTGCCGCGTGACCTTGCGCCGCATCCTGAACCTTGCCGAATTTACAGCGCAAACGGTAACGCCCAATTTGAACTACAACCTTGAATCCGAAGTGGATGGCGAGGTCATTCCAACATACACAACACCAGTACAGGTACGCTAATGGCAGATATAAAAAACACCGTTGTCGTTGGTCTTCGATTGGAAGACGAAACGCAGAAAGGCACGCAATCGGCAAGGTCGCAACTTAAATCGTTGCGCGATGAGATGCAGCAGTTGGAGCAGTCAGGACAGCGCAACACCGACCGCTTTCGGCAGTTGCAGACGCAAGCAGGGGGATTAGCCGACCAGATCGGCGACACGCAAGCGCAGATCAAGGCGATGGCTTCGGACACCCGAACGCTCGATACATTGCTTGGCGTTGGTCAGGGTTTGGCGGGTGCATTCGCAGTGGCGCAGGGTGCGGCGGCTTTGTTTGGCAATGAGAATGAGGACTTGCAGAAGGCGATGATGAAGGTGCAGGGTGCATTGGCGTTGCTGAACGGCGTGCAGGCGGTCGCTAACGTGTTGAACAAGGATTCGGCTGTAATGGTGAATCTGAACGTGGTGGCACAGCGAGCGTATGCGTTGGCAGTTGGCACGAGCACAGGCGCGATGAAGGCATTTAGGTTGGCATTGGTTGCGACTGGAATTGGCGCGGCTGTGGTGGCTATTGGCTTGCTGATTGAGAACTTCGATAAGCTAACGGGTGCGGTCAAGCGTTTCCTTGGCATCAAGACCGAAAGCAACAAGGCGATTGCCGATGGCACGCAGGCGATGGAGCGGGAGATTGAAATATTGAAGGCACGAGGTGCAAGTCAGGAGCAAATCTTTGCGCGTGAGTTCGACCTGTCGCGTGAGCGGATGCGGATGGCAAAGACAGCGGAAGAACAAGAAGAAGCACGTCACCAGCACAACCTGCTGCGGGCGCAGTACGAAACATACGTCAAGGAACAGCAGTTAAAAAAGCAGGAAGAAGACCAAAAGGCGCACGATACGCGGATGATTGAACAGCGGAAAATTCGTGAAAAGGCGTTGAAGGATGCGGAGGATTTGGTGTACTTGGAACGCGTAGATGGCCTGACGCAATTTCTTGAAATCGCGGAGACGCAAGAGCAGGGGTTGCACGTAATTAAGCGGAATGGCGTTGACGCGATGCTCAAGGAATCAGAAAGGCAGCGGCAGCGCGAGGAGCAGATTGAGCAAGCGAAAATTGAGACGGCAAGGCTGGGCTTTCAGACCATTGGCAATCTTGCGACCTTGTTTGCAGGCAAGACCGAGCAGGGACAACGCCGTGCCTTTGAGGTCAACAAGAAGATGAATATGGCAATTGCGCTGATTGAGACCTTCCGTGCGGCGCAGGCGGCGTACTTAAGCCAAATGACTATACCCGACCCTTCCGCACCCGTTCGTGCGGTCATCGCGGCGGCAGCGGCAACAGCGGCAGGGTTGGTGCGAGTTGCGCAAATCAGCAAGCAGCAATTTCAATCGCCAAGCGGCGGCGGCGGAGGTGGTGGCGGTGGTTCAATGGGAGGCGGTGAAGGCGGAGGAGGTATGGCCGCGCCAACAGCAACCAACCCGAATGCGCAACTGCTGAACCCACCTGCTAACGGACAAGGGCAAGGGATGCGGGCGTATGTGGTTGAATCAGACATCCGCTCGGTTAGTGGCAGGCTTCGCAGGATGAGTGAATTTGCAACGTTAGGCGCGTAGTGGTATTTGACCATATGGAACAGCTACCTGTATACCTGATGACAATCGATGAGGATGGCGAAGGCGTAAGCTACGTCAGTTTAGTTGAATCACCCGCAATCGAGCGACCATTCATTGCCCTATCCAAGCAACACCGCTTCGCTGAGGATGCCGCACTTCGCATCCTGACAGGCCCGCTTATGCTTGCCGATACGCCAATCATCCGAAGCGATGACACGCGGGGCAAGTACTACGTGATGTTTGACAAAGACACCATCCGCAAGATGGTTCAGAAGTACTTCAAGCAACAAAATCAAGCGAAGGTAAACGCCGAACACAGCAAACCACTGGATGGAGTGTATATGTTTGAATCGTACCTGATTGACCGCGAGCGTGGGGTGAATCCACCCAAAGGCTTTGAGGATGCGCCTGATGGCAGTTGGTTTGGTTCGTTCAAGGTGGAGAACGACAAGGTTTGGGAAGAGCGCGACCAGTTCACAGGGTTCAGCATTGAGGGCTACTTTGGGATGCAGGCAACCGAATCGAGTTTGGAGGCGGCGATGGCGAGCCTTGAAGAAGCGTTCAGCGTTTTTTTGCATACTATCCAAACACGTGGTATTTAACTACAAAAGCGACCTATGAGCATAGCAAATCGTTTAACTGAACTGGCTGACGCACTGCGGAAGTTTACCGCAACGCCAACGCCGCAGAATTTTGCAGATTACAAACTGGAAGACGGCACGATGGTGCGTGTTGATGGTGACCTTGTTGCAGGTACGCCTGTATTCGTTGTGACCGAGGAAGGGATGCTACCCGCACCTGATGGCCAGCACACTGTACCCGAAGTTGGCGTTATCACAACCGAAGGCGGCAAGATTGTCGAAGTCGGAGATTTGCCAGCAGGTGAGCCAGTGGTGGAGGAAGAAGTAGCCGCACAGGAAGTGGAGATTGAAGTTGCACCCGAAGGCGAGGCCGCCGAATCCGAAATAGACGCGAGAATTAGCGCACTTGAAGCGAAGCTGGATGAGATTATGTCGAAGTTGGCAGGGGCTATGGAAGCCAATACCGCGCGCTTTGACCAGTTGGATGCCGAGGTTCAGAAGATGAGCAAAGTACCAACCGCAGAGCCGCGCAAGCGGACCAGCGATGCGATTGTCGAGAACATCAAGCTGTCGCGCAACACGAATTTTGAAGCATTAGCAAATAACCTAAAAAACCTAAAATAAAAAGATTATGGCATTTTCACTTACAGGCTTAAACGCCTATGTCGAGCAACAGCGGTTGCCGTTGCTGACCAAAGCGGTTTTCGATGCGAAGACCCAATCATTAATGCAGAAGCGTGTCGGAGTTAAGTACGAGGAATCGTTGAACTTAATGGACACCGATGCAGTATTCCAAGCCGCATCCACCTGTGCGTGGAATGCGTCAGGTACAACCACGTTCAGCCAGCGTAACATCAGCGTGGCACGTGTAAAAGTGCAAGAGGAGTTGTGTCCTCGTTCACTTGAACAGTACTGGATGCAAACCCAGTTGACGCAGGGTAGCAACTACGAAGGCGTACCTTTCGAGCAAGCGTTTGCCGAGCAGAAAGCAAAGCAGATTGCCAAGAACATCGAGAACGCCATTTGGCAGTCAACAACTGCAACAGGCGCATCAGGGTGGACTGGTTCATCTGCATCATTGAGCGGTGACGCAAACCTGAACAAGACCGTTGGTTTGTTGCACCTGATGGAGAAGACCACTGCATCCGCTTCAATCGTATCGAGCCTTGCAGGTGCGGCTTTCAGTGACACCACCATCGTGAGCGCGTTTGAAAATGTGTATCAGAACATCCCTGTTGAAATCATCAGCAAGGACGACATCTACGCTTTCTGCGGATGGGATACCTACCGAATCCTTGCGAATAAACTGGTAGGATTGAACCTGTATCAGGGCGACCTTGGGCAGTTGGGTGCGGGTGAGATGTTTTTCCCTGCAACCAATATGCGAATCTGCGCGGTGAACGGATTGAATGGCACGCGTAGGATTGTAGCCACTTCATTGAGCAACCTGTTCTTCGGAACTGACCTGCTTTCAGATGAGGATACCTTCCGCATCTGGGCGAGTTACGACAACGACCAAATCCGCTTCCAAGCGGCATTGAAATACGGAGTGCAGTTTGCTTATCCCGAATTTATGGTGTTGTACAAGGCAAGCAACGCAACGACACCTGCTGGCTGATGACAGGGCAGGGAAACCTGCCCTTCTTTTTCTTTTGACACTATAAACAAGAAAAAATATGAGCTGCGCACTTACATCAGGTTATGCATTAGGATGCCGCAACAATGTCGGCGGCATTAGCGAAATTAGGCTTGCGTCTTACGTTGCATCGGGAGTGATAGCCACCAACGCCACAGGCACGGTGACTGGCTTTACAGGTTATGCTTCGGGAAGCAATGCCTTCTACAAGTTTGAGTTGCCGAAGGGCGTGGGTCAGTTCACTGAAACGACAAACGCGAGTGTTGAAAACGGCACGATTTTCTACCAGCAAGAAATGACGCTGGTCATCAACAGGCTCACGCAAGAGGTACGCAATCAGTTGCGCCTTGCTTCCAACGGCAGGTTGTTGGCCATTGTAACTGACCGCAACGGCAAGTATTGGCTGTTGGGTGAAACGAATGGCATCGAGGTTACGGGCGGCACGGCCCAGTCAGGAACCGCGATGGGTGACCGAGGTGGTTATGAGTTGACGTTCACGGCGATGGAGGCACAGCCTTGCAGGGAGGTGCTATCGACTGTCATCGCAGGTGTGACGTCAGGTACGCAAATCACAGGCGGCGCGAATTAAGTGTAGTTCAGTTTGGGTTGGTTGAAAGCCAGTGCGTAAGGGTCGCACTGGCTTTCTTATTTTTGCACAACACAAACCCTTAAATCTGCACAATGAGAATATGCATCGTTTACAACCAACACCCGACTGGATGCAGTTACTATCGCCTTGAAATGCCGAATGCGGCCGTTCACGACCTATGCGGTGGAGTGGTGGATTTTGTCAGCATTGATGACATCAGGCGTATGGAAGAGGATGAGTTGAAGACGATTGACCTATTCTTGTACAACCGAACGTGGATTGCAGGGCCGTTGGAGGCGGTTGAGCAGGTGGCCAACATCCTTCGGCAATACGGCGCGCGCATCATCCTTGATATGGATGACTATTGGCATTTAGGCACAGGGCATAGCTTTTACAGGCATTACCACGACACGAAGATGCCTGCGATAATCGAAAAGCACATCCGCATAGCTGACCACATCATCACGACCACGACATACCTGCGCGATGAGTTGGTCAAGTTCAACAAGAACGTCAGCATATTTCCGAACACGCCTTATTTGCAATACAAGCAGTTTCAGGAACAGCCAACGCAAAGCGAGCGGGTGCGGTTTGGTTACTTCGGCGCGGCCCAGCACACGGAGGATGTTGAGTTGATGCGGTCACCACTGCAACGCCTGTCGGATGAAACCGAACTGGATGGCAAGTATATGATTTACTTGGCGGGCTGGAACGAAAACAACCCAATCTACCAAGGGTACGAGCAGGTGTTCAGCAACAAAGGGAAGAACAACAACTATTCGCGCATCCAAGCGGCTGACATATACAGCTACGTTCAAGGTTACAATTGGGTGGACGTGAGCCTTGCACCACTTCGCGACACCAAGTTCAACCGATTGAAGTCGGAGTTGAAGATAACGGAGGCGGCGTGGATGGGAAAGGCGGTTATTGCCAGCGAGGTGCCGATGTATGCGGATTGCATTGAGAATGGCGTGGATGGATGGCTGGTGCCTGAAAAGAAGGACAAGCTGTGGTACAAGTATATGCGGGCGTTTATCAACGAACCTGCGATGGCGAAGGAAATGGGTGAGCGGTTACGTGCCAAGATGCAGGGCAAGTTTGACATCCAGCAAATCAGCGAGGCAAGGCTGAATTTGTACAAAAGCGTGGCGCGTGGTATTTAACCTTGATGCTATACCTGAAAGCCAGCCAATCGAATACGATTAACGTCACGTGGACTGAACGCGCAACCAACGCGACCATCTACAAGTTGATACTGACCAACATCGCCAAGAACACCAGCACGGCGGTGTACATTGACGCGATTAGCAACGCGAGCAGTTACGAAGAGCGCTATGACCGCTTCACCTTCACGTTGGGTGCTTTGGAGAAAGGGCAGTACAAATACGAGGTGTATCAGGATGCTAACGGCTACGCGGCAGGTGATACCCTTGGCGGCGGCTTGTTCGTGTTTGAAGATGGCGGCTATGCGTACATTAGTGCGGCGGCTGACCAAAGCACGAATGCGCCTTGGGGGTGTCAGGGGACTTTGATACTGGAAGGCGCATCACCCGAAGCGATTGGTCAGGGCCTAATTAACACCGCAACAATCGTTGCAGGTTGCGCCACATCAGGTATAAGCGCGAGGCTTTGCGATGAATTGATACTGAACGGGTATAGCGATTGGTTTCTTCCTTCGCTTGATGAATTAGCGCAGATGTACACTAAACTTGCGGCTGATGGCTTGGGCAACTTTGCAAATCACACCTATTGGTCGTCAACACAGCAAAGCGCCACGCAAGCATACACGATTGATATGAATAACGGAAATCAAGGCACGCACGCAAAAAACAACACATCAAACCGCTACACAAGGGCGATGCGGAGATTCCTGATGGGAACGCCGCGAGTGGTCGAAACAGGATTGGCCTACATTGAACCCGCAGTTGAAACCTACGTTGCACCAAGTAACAACAACACCTATGTCAGCTTCTAAATTCGCATTCAGTTTCATCCCGACCACCGACTATCAGTTGCCTGTAATGCTTGAAAACAAGCAAGCCAATATGGTGCTGTTTGGTGAGCGCAACGAATACCCCTACTACCTGCTGGACAATTACCACAAGAGCGCGAAGCACTGCGCCATCGTGAATGGCAAGGTTCACTACATCGTAGGCAAGGGATGGAAGGCGAGCGATAAAGGTACAGTTGAACAGCAAGCAAGAGCGGAGGAGTTCATCCGCGACCCGAATGTTGAGGATGATTTGAACGACCTGACCGAGAAGTTGGTGCTGGATTTGGAATTGTTTAACGGCTTCGCACTTGCAGTGACGTGGAACAGGGGCGGCGGCATCGCCTTTGTTGAACACGTTCCATTCCAAAAGGTACGGGTTAGTTTGGACGATGAGATGTTCCTGATTGCCGATTGGTATGACGCGCGTATGATTCAGCAGTTTCCGAAAGGCAACGAAGTGGAGAAGATGCCAAAATTCGATGAGAAGCACCGCGTTGGCAAGCAGATGTTTTACTACCGCCACTATTCGGCAGGCGTTCAGCACTACCCGCTTCCGAATTACCAAGGTGCGCTCGCGTACATTGAGTGCGATGCGGAAATAGCGCGCTTCCACATCAACAACATCCGCAACCAGTTTTGGGGTGGGCAGTTGATAAACTTCGCTGATGGCATACCAACCGAAGAGGAAAAGGATGAGATTGAGCGGATGATGCGCCGCAAGTTCAGCGGGGCAGGGAACGCAGGTAGATTCGTGCTGACGTTCAGTAGCGGAAAGGAAAGCGCGCCAAGCATCCAATCGCTAACGCCGAGCGATTTGGACAAGCAGTTTGACCTGCTGAATAAGCAAATCCAAGAAGAAATATTTGTGGCGCACAACGTCACCAACCCGATGCTGTTTGGCGTTAAAACCGAAGGGCAGTTGGGAGGAAGGAAGGAATTGATTGAGGCTTACGAATTGTTTAAAAACACATACGTCAACGCGCGGGTGATGATTGTGGAAAGGATGATTAACTACATCGCAGGGTTTAACGACATCGAAGGCTTGTATTTATGCCCAACCGACCCAGTCACTGAACAACTGAGCGAACAGGTGCTGACCCAGATAATGACGCGGAATGAACTGCGCGAGAAGGCAGGACTTGAACCATTGGAAGAAGAAGCCACGCAACCCGAAGGCGCACCTGCGGTGGAGGCATTGGCAAGCGAACCAGTGAACGAAGCACTGCGGACGATGACAGGGCGACAATTTCAGCACCTGATGCGGATTGTCCGCAACTTCCAGTCAGGCAAGATTAGCGAGGCGCAAGCCCGCACGATGCTGGGCAGTGGTTTTGGATTAACAGCCGAGCAGATTAACGACTTCCTGACTGATGGACAGGCCGAGTTCAGCGCACAGGGTGAAGATGCAGAGATGCGGATGTTGGCGGCTATTGGGTCGCAATATGGCGATGACGCGGAAGCCTTTGACGTGGTGGATAGTTGGGAGTTGGCACTTGAAGGCGACCCTGAAACGTTTGCGGTGGATGAGGAGGAGGAGAAGTTGGACAAGCGGATTATGGCGTATAGGAAGAAGAACAGGTTGGCAACGGTCAGAGAAATAGCCGAGGCGTTGAAGGTCAGTCCTGCGAAGATTCGCAAGCGTATTGCTTACCTGCTTGAAAAAAACCGCTTCCCGATTAGCCGCGATATTGACACAGCAACGAAAGAAACGCCAATTGAAGAGGAAGTGGTGGAGGTGCGCTATCGCTACGATTGGCGGCCTGAATATTCTGGGTTGAGCAAAGCGGATGGCTACGACAAAAGCCGCAAGTTCTGTCAAACGATGCTGGATTTAAGCGCGACAAAGTTGTACACCCGAAGCGATATTAACGACATCGGGCAGTTGGTTGGGTGGAATGTTTGGGAGCGCAGAGGTGGTTGGTTCACGCTTCCGAATGGCAACCACAGGCCAAGTTGCAGACATATGTGGGTTCAGCAATTGGTAGTCAAAAAAGGAACAACAGTTAAACGTGTAGTATGAGCATCGCCCTATTTGTATCGGAAGAATACCTGCTGGAAAACAGCGTCATCAATGAAAACGTAGCCTATACGCAAATCAGGCCCACGTTGGTCAAGGTTCAGGATATGCACATTCAACCCGCGCTTGGTTCGGCGTTGTACAAAGAAGTACAGGCGCAAGTGGTTAGCGGTTCGGTGACCGCGCTAAACACCACACTGCTTGAAGATTACATCCAACCTGCAATCGTGCAATGGATGTACTTTGAACTTCCGATGGTGCTTTCCTTCAAGTATATGAACAAAGGTATGGACAGGCGCACCAGCACCGAAAGCAACCCGATGAGCGTGGATGAGGTGTTCAAACTGATGGACAAGGTGAAGAACGATGCGGAGTGGTACACGGAGCGCATTACGCGCTACCTGCAAGAGAACCACGCCAGTTATCCGCTATTTGACAACCCACCAACGGCGATTGACACGATTTACCCCAATGGCAGTTCGTACGAAACAGGGATGGCACTGGGAAGGCGTGGCCGCTTCCGTGACCCGCTTGACTATCCTGAAAAACGATTCTATCCTTTTTAATGGCACACGCGAAAAATATTAACAAATTAAAGCAGTACTATGAGTTGGGTTCAGTTAAAGAACGACCTGCTGACATTTGCGCAGGCACATCCACAAATCAACAGCGTGGGATTCGGCGACCCGCTGGCGATAGGAACGGACAACACGATAAACCTGCGGACAACCGACAGGGATAGGGTTGTTTACCCACTTTTGTTTGCTGACCTGCAATCGATGACCGCGAATGTTGGTGCGCTTACGCTTGGCGTGAGTGTGCTTGTGATGGACCGCGTTGAGGATAGCCGCAACCTATCAACAGTGGTGACAGGTAGCGTTGTAGCGAGGTGGACTGACAACGAAGACGAGGTGCTGAACGACACTTTATATATAATGCGTGACTTTATCAGCAAGTTCACGAATGACCCTGCGAAGGATTACACCTTACAGGATGCGGTGAGTGCAACGCGATTCGTGGAGGCGAGGGATGACAAGGTTGCTGGATGGCAGGCGACTGCCAACTTTGACTTTGAATATCCGCACAATTCTTGCGAAGTTCCGACATAAGTGGTATTTAACTAAAAATAGCGATATGAACATTGGGCAACAATTAGACGCGATGCTGGGAGGCTACGGCGCGATAACCGTAGTCACAGGCGCAGTCACAGGTCAGGCGTTTGAATTTCTTGTGGTGAATGCATCCACGAGTTTCACAACTTTGACCGATAGCGAAGGCAACAACGCGCTGACGTACTTGGGATTATCAGGCATTACAGTGATGACAGGGATGATTGTCAGGGCGCGTAACGGCTTGAAATTAGCCGCGGTCACGGTATCAGGCGGCAACGTATTTGCTTATTCCTGATGGCATTAGCGCACGGATATGCACTGCCTTTCGAGGCATTGAGGCGCACGGGCGTGCTGGCGCAGAACACTGCTGACGCTACCATTCGCGCGACTGCTGATGGCGCAACAAAGGAAGCGGCGGGCAGTTGCTTGGATGCGCGGGCGTTGGAGGTGCAACAGCGCACGGTCGTTCAACCTTCCATTTTGGTTGTGCCGCAACTGACGCGCAATGGCGTTGTTCTAAACCAACTTCCTGACACCCGCACCAACTTTATTCAAAACAACACGATGACAGGTGCGACTGGTTCGGTAGCACCTACAACTTGGAGTGTTGTCGCGCCACCTTCTGGGATTACTATTGGTTATTCTGCGAGCGGTCAGACAACTGCGGCTGATGGCACGTTGGTGGACTACATTGACGTAACGGTAAGCGGCACGGCATTGGCTTCTGGTAATTTTAATTTACGGCCTGAACCTGTGACTTCAACTGTCAGCGGTAATTTGTTATTTGCCTCAGGGATGACGTACACGGCCAGTTTCTATATGTCTTTATTGTCAGGTTCGGTTTCGGGAGTTAGTCCTAACTATCAAATTCAAGAAGTTTCAGGAACAACATTTGTGTCTGGTACTTCATTAGATTTATCGGCGATTACATCAAATCTTACAAGGTATAGTCTTACGAGAACGCTTGTAGGCACAGGCGGTGCTGATAGAATTAGAACGCGCTATGGACACGCCATAGCAAGCGGTCAGGTGTTGAACTACACGATTCGCATAGCATCTCCGCAGTTGGAGAAGGGTAGTGTTGCTACGCCTGTCATCCGAACGGCAAGTGGATTTGTGAGCGTTGATATGCTTGGAGTGGCGAGAGATGGCGCACCGCCTGACTTCACCTTCACGCGAGCGACCACCGCCACGCGAGTGAATGCGAGTGGCTTGATTGAATCGGTCGCTTCGGGAGTGCTTCGCTTGGATTACCCTGTGACAGGCGGTTGCCCTGCGGGGTTGATTGAGCCGAGTGCGCAGAATTTGGCGTGGCATTCGCAGACGTGGGCGACAGGGACGAATTGGGGGTTGAGCAGTACAACAACTGTAACAGGAACGACAGGCACGCTCGACCCGCTTGGGACAAACACAGCAAATGCGATTAGTCCGACTTCTGCGAGTGGGGCGCATTTGGTCTTTTCTAATAATTCAACAGTAATAAGTTATACAAGCGGCACTATTTACACGCAATCTGCATTCTTCAAACAAGGCACAGGCGCGGCAGGTAGATACGTGCAGTTGACGTTTACAGGTGCGGCATTTACGCAAGCAGGCTATGCCAACTTCGACCTGCAAACAGGGGCGTTGGTTGCAAGTGGCGGTACGGCAGACACGAACAGGGCGGCATCTATCGAGAATTACGGCAACGGATGGTATAGGTGTAGGTTCACGGCAACTTGTAATACTACGAGTACAGGTGTAGGCGTAATACCTGTTTTAATCACCGCAAGTGGCGACACCCGCACACCTTCATTCACAGGCGTTACAGGCGACATCTTGTACGGCTGGGGCGCACAGGTAGAAACAGGCGCAATCCCTACTTCGTACATCCCCACGACAACCGCATCAGCAACTCGCAACGCGGATGTTTGCTCCGTGTCGGGGGTGAGTGGGTATATCGGGCAGACGGAGGGGACGATTTATGCGGAGGTGGATGTGAGGAGTTCAAGTGGTGGTTCTTTTATATCAATAGACGTTGGTGATGGCAGTAATTTTATCATAATAGCAAAATCGTCAAATTTTACTATTTTGGTTCAATTAAGAAGGGCAAATGGGTCTGTTGTAGCCATTATCACAAGCAGCGCAGTTTCTATTGGTGTTCATAAGATAGCACTGGCTTATACTAATGGCAATTACGTTCTTTACATTGACGGCAATAGTGGGGGAATATCAAGCGATTCAACGAATTATCCTGCATCAACTTTAACGCGATGCAGCTTGGCCAATACGAGTTACGGCATCTTCAACGACCGCCTCCGTGCCGCCGCTATCTACACCACAAGGCTATCGAATGACCAACTCGCCAATATAACCCGACTAACGTAATGGCTACCTTCCGAAAGTACAAATGGAACACAAAAGCCGAATTCGAGGCTTTCTATCAACTATCGCAACCCGATGCCACCTGCGTTGAGTTGGGCGACATCGACAACACCTACTGCGTGGACCTGCTGTGGGATGACCAACCCAATGCAGATTGGGAGCAGTTTGAAACGTGGCCACCTCCCGTGGGCGTGCATACCTTCCTTGGCTGGGACGAACAATACACAAAGGACTATAATGAAAGAATTTCTGAATAGCATCGGCATCAACATCGGCCTAACCATTGCAGGCTTCCTCGGTTCGCTTCTGCTTCTACCCAAGCAACGCAATTGGAAGATGCAGTTGGTCAGCGTGTTCAGCGGCTCGCTATGCGCCACCTACCTCGCGCCTGTGCTGATTGGCTTCCTCAACATCAACGCACCCAACATCCAGTACGGCTTGGCATTCTTGGTGGGATTCAGTGGAGTCAAGATTGCGGAAGTTCTTGAAGCCAAACTACTAAAAACCCTAAATGCTACACCAAGTCAAGCAGATTCAGCCGAACATACACCTGATTGAAGTCGATGGCAAGACCGCTGAATTTCTGCTGATAAGCGACCTTCACTGGGACAACCCGAAGTGCGACCGCGCACTGCTGAAAAAGCACTTGGATCAAGCGGTTGAGCGTAACGCACCCATCATCGTCAATGGCGACTTCTTCTGCTTAATGCAGGGAAAGGCAGATCCAAGACGCAGCAAGGATGAGATTCGACCTGAACACAACAAAGGCAACTACCTGCAAGCAGTGGTCGAAGATGCGGTAGAATGGTTCGCACCTTACGCCCAGCACCTTGCTTTGATTGGTTATGGCAACCACGAAACGAGCGTACTGCGACACACGGAGTTCGATGCGCTTCGGCAGTTCCAAGCCATATTTAATTACAAGCACGGCACTAACGTGCAGATTGGCGGATATGGTGGCACTATTCAAATCAACATGGACACGAGTACTGACGGAGATGAACATTCTCGGAACACGGCATTTATCATCCACTACTTTCACGGATCAGGCGGAGGTGGCCCAGTGACAAAGGGCGTAATCCAAGACCAACGGATGATGGCCAACACCGAAGGCTACGACCTAACGTGGCAAGGTCACGTTCACGAGCTGTACCACCACATTAACATGGTTCACCATTACAACAGATCGCGCAAGATGATATCGCATCGCAGGGTGCATCAACTGCGGACAAGCACCTATAAAGAGGAGTTTGGCGCAGGTGAAGGCGGCTTCCACGTCGAGCGTGGCAGAGCAGTCAAGCCACTGGGCGGATATTGGATGACCTTAAACGTCGAGCGAATAATTATTAAGGTGAACGACAAAATGAAAGACACCCGAATAATAGACGCTAAATTCCACACGACCTGATGCGGACAATAAAGTACTTAGTCGTGCATTGTACCGCGACACCGCAGACGACAAACGTTGAAAGCAT